CCGAAAGTGCAACCCAGCAGGTGCAGGCAGAAGTCGCCCGCAAGCTGGGCCGGTTGCGAAACGATGCCGAGACCACCTTCGAGTATCACCTCTTCAACGGCATTCAGGGGCTGGTAAAAGATCCGCGCGACGGCGCGACGGTCGTCAACTACTTCACCGAATTCGGCATCGCCCCGGCGGCTGAGGTGGACTTCGATCTCGACAACGCGACCCCGGCCTCGGGCGCCCTGCGCAAACGCTGCCAGGCGCTGATCGAAAGCGTTGAGGATACGATGGGCGGGCTTGCCACCGGTGCGATTGCGCTGCGCGCCGAATGCGGCTCGGCTTTCTTTGCCGATCTGGTGGCGCACAAGGAAGTGCGCGAGACCTACCTCAACACCGCCGCCGCCGCCGATCTGCGGTCGCGCATTGCCGACGAGGTCAGCTTCGGCGGCATCACCTTCCGCCGCTATCGGGGCGGGGCGGGCTTCGGCGTGGCGACCGACAAGGCGGTGTTCTACCCCGAAGCCGTCGACGGGTTGTTCGAGATTTATTACGCCCCCGCTGACACCTTCGAGACGGTGAACACACTGGGCCAGCCGCTCTACGCGCGGATGATCCCCGACCGGGACCGGGATGAATGGGTGCGGCTCGAGATTGAAAGCAACCCGCTGCCAATCTGCACCCGCCCGCAGGTCCTGCGTTCCGCGCGGCGCACGTGATGTCTGCCTTTGCCGCCGCCGTCGGCGCACTCTTTGCCGATCCCAATATCGGCGTGCAGGCGCACTACACACCCGACGGTGGAACTCCCGTCCTCGTCCGCGTGGTCCTGCGCCGCGCGGACGAGATCACCGGGTTCGGCGACGCGCGTCTCTGGTCGGAAACCACGCGCATTGATCTGCGCGTGGCCGAGGTCCCCAACCCGCGACCGGGCGACCGGATCGAGATCGAAGGGGAGGCATTCCTCATTCAGGGCGAGCCCGTCCGTGATCGCGAGCGGCTCGTCTGGACCCTGGACCTGCGCCCGGCATGAGATTGAAGCTCGACATCTCCCCCGATCTGGTCGCCATGCTGGCCGAGGAAATCAAGGCCGGCGAAATGGCCGTCAGCAAGGCGGTGGGTGAGGCCGGGGCCGGTCTCAAAACCGGCTGGCGGGCGCAAATCACCGGCGCCGGGCTCGGTCAGCGCCTGGCTAACACCATCCGCTCGGAGCAATTCCCAAAGGGCAAACCCAGCCTGAACGCGGCAATCGTTGTCTGGTCCAAGGCGCCCGTGATCATCGGCGCCCATGATACCGGGCCGCTGATCCGGTCCAGGAATGGCCTTTGGCTGACAATCCCGACGGCAGCCGCAGGAAAAGGCACCAAGGGCGGCCGGATCACCCCCGGCGAATGGGAACACCGCACCGGCCTGCGCCTGCGGTTCGTCTATCGGCGCTCCGGGCCAAGCCTCCTGGTGGCGGAAGGGCGGTTAAACACCAAGGGCCGCGCCGTGGCGTCGAAGTCCAAGACCGGACGCGGCGTCGCAACCGTGCCGATCTTCCTGCTGGTGCCGCAGGTCAAGCTGCGCAAACGGCTGGACCTCGCGCGGGATGCCGAGCGGGCGCATGAGGCGGTGCCGGGGTTGATCGTCGCGAATTGGGTGGAAGGAAAGCTGTCATGAATTCCGTTGTAGTGGCCTAGACCGGACCTTCGTGGACGGCGCAGCTAACGGCTGCAGTGAGCCCATCTTACCGAAATGCCGCTGCGCAGCGAAGGTCTGCTCCTACCAATCTATGGTTCGGAGGATGAACTCTCTCACTTTCGCCGACGTGCAAGCTCGCGATAAAGCGCGGGTGGCGATACACCAATTTGATCGGCAACCCTTATCCACTCACCCCTCGGTGGCTCACCGTGCAGATCCAGCCACGCGTCCACCCTGTCGGACACCCGGCGCATGCGCAGAATCTCGATGCGTGCTCGCTGAGATTGGACCTCTTTGGCATGAGTTTCGATCAGGCTCAAAGCAGCGTCTGGCCGTTCGCGCAACGCAGACCGAAAGGCGGCGCGAGGCATGATCGCGACCTGTGCTTTCGTGCGTGCAATCGCATCGCAATGATAGGTCGTGGCGAATAAGGATGCCTCGGCCAGTGCCATTCCGACGGTGGCAACGCTTAGCGTAAGTGCTGTTCCATCCGTGAGGGGACGCTCAAGTACGATCATGCCGGATCGAACAAGATACATCGCATGAACATGATTTTCCCTGCGGAAGACGACGGCCCCCTGCGCGAATGTCTTCGTCGGCGCGTCCTCAAATATATGCTGCCAGTCAGACATGATAGAAATCATACGGTATAGCCGAAGTGTCCGATAGGGTGTTTTTCGAAAGATGCGAGGACACAGAATGAAAACGAAGATGATCTTGATCGTGACGGTGCTGCTCGGTGGAACGGCTTTCGCGGCTGCCCAGACAACATTCTCCGGCCACGGCGACGGCATGAATCACGTGAAACATGCTCAAGACCAGCCGCTCCAGGACACGATCCTGACCGAACCGGGACAAGGGGCTTTCGCCGCCCTGTCCGAAGTCGTGCGCGTGCTGGAAGCCGATCCTGACACGGACTGGGGCCAAGTCGATTTGGCGGGCCTGCGGACACATTTGGTCGATATGGACCGCTTGGTTTCGGATACGATTGTGGAAGAGACAGCACTGCCGGACGGCCTTTCCGCGATGGCAACGGGAGATACCGACACGATCGCCACTCTCCGCCGCATGGTTCCCGCACACGCGGCCCAGCTGGCGCAGGACGACCGTTGGACCGTCAAGGCAGTCGATGCGGAAAACGGAGTGGAGCTTCGTGTGACGAGCGGCGATCCCGCCGTGGTGGCGCGAATAAGGGGGCTGGGGTTCTTCGGACTTATGGCAAGCCAGGACCATCACCGCGAACATCATATGATGATGGCGCGCGGAGAAGACGCCCACGCGCATTGACGCGATGCGACACGTTCGGCCTAAAGTCGCGGTCTATGTTGTGGCGCAAGGGATACGAGGTCGAGGACAATCTGCCGTTCGCCTCGCCGGGTTGGACGGCAGCTTCGTCCGCACTGTGTGAGTTCGTGCACAGTGCAGCGAAAGTTCGTTTCCGGTCCTCGCGTCGAACGCTGCGTTCGAGCTTTCGCGTTCTGAAATGGTTTCTAAGTTGCTGTTGCGCCGAAGTAAAACAGACAGAGCTAAAATGCCCACACCTCGCGAAACCATCCTCGCTGCGCTGCACATCCTTCTGCAGACGCTGCCCGCCACGTCCTTGCGCGGTGAGGTCCTACCTGAGCGCGTGCCCGCCGCTGGCCTGCTGATCCTGCGCGACGGCGAACCGGGGGAACCCGAAGTGACCCTGTCGCCCTTGCGCTACCATTACCAACACCGGGCCGAGATCGAGGCGGTCGTGCAGGGCGCCGCGCGTGACGCGGCCTTCGACACGCTGACCGCCAGCATCGGCGTGGCGATTGCGGCCGACCGCACGCTTGGCAGCCTTTGCGACTGGATCGAGGCCGAGGCCCCGCGCCCGGTTGATCTGCCGGTTGAAGGTGCCGCAAGCATCAAGGCGGCAGTGATCCCGGTGATCCTGCATTATTCCACGGCTGATCCGCTCGGCTAACCCCCACAAACAATAGGAGAACACGATGGCACGAGCCCAAGGGGCGCGGGCGCAGATGGCGCTTGCGTTCGAGACGACCTATGGCACGCCGCCTGTGGGCGGCTTTACCCGCATGCCCTTTGCCAGCGCGACGCTGGGGTCCGAGCAGCCGCTGCTGAACTCGGAATTGCTGGGCTATGGCCGCGATCCGCTGCCGCCAATCAAGGATGCGGTGACGGCGGACGGCAATGTCGTTGTGCCGATCGATGCGCAGGCGTTCGGCTTCTGGCTGAAGGCGGCGTTCGGCCAGCCGATCACCACGGGCACGGCAGCGCCTTGGAGCCACGAGTTCCGCTCTGGCGGCTGGTCGTTGCCGTCGATGTCGATCGAGACCGGCATGCCGGAGATCCCGCGGTTCGCGATGTATTCGGGCTGCGTGCTCGACACGCTCTCGTGGCAGATGCAGCGCTCTGGCCTGCTGACCGCGACCGCGAGCCTGGTCGCGCAGGGCGAAAGTATCGCTGGCGCATCTGCTGCGGGCACGCTGGCCGAATTGGGGCTGCAGCGGTTCGGGCATTTCAACGGATCGATCACGCGCAACGGCACTGCGCTTGGGAACATCGTCTCGGCCGAAATCACCTATGCCAACGCCCTCGACCGGGTGGAAACGATCCGCTCGGACGGGCGGATCGACGGCGCGGACCCGTCAATCGCGGCGCTTACGGGTCGGATCGAGGTGCGCTTCGCCGATCAGGTGCTGGTCGATCAGGCGATCAACGGCGATCCCTGCGCGCTGAGTTTCGGCTATGCGCTGCCAACGGGCGAAAGCCTGATGCTGACCGCCCATGCCGTCTATCTGCCGCGCCCGCGCATCGAGATCGCGGGGCCCCAGGGCGTGCAGGCCACCTTCGACTGGCAGGCCGCCCGCGACGCTATCTTGGGCCGGATGTGCACCGTCACCCTCATCAACGCCATCGAGGAGTATTGATCATGCTGCGCCTGAACCTCGCCCGCGAGCCGTACTGGCTCGCCCTTTGCCTTGGCGTGCGCGTCCGGGTCGAGCCGCTCACAACCGCGCTGATGGTCGCGGCGCGCAGCGATCCGTCCGTGCGCACTCTGCGCGAGGGGACCAGCGATGACGAAATCGCAGTGATCTTCGGCAAGGCGCTGGCCGAACGTGCCATCCTCGATTGGGAGGGGGTCGGCGACGCTGACGGCAAACCCGTGCCTGTCAGCCCCGAAGGCATCGCAGCCCTCCTCGATATCTGGCCGATCTTCGAGCGCTTCCAGATGGGCTATGTCGCGAAGGGTCTGGAGCTGGACGCAGAAAAAAACGCCTCCGCGCCCTCGCCGATTGGGTCTACGGCGGGGGCGAAGGCTACTGCGCAGCCTGTGCGCAAAGCTGCGAAGGCTGCCCGCAAATCCTGAACGCGCCGCGCACGCATGAGGGCTGGCAGGTCTGGGATCTGGCCGGGCGGCTCGGTGGGCAGATCCGCGCCGTCCCCGGCGTGGTACTCGGCTGGGATATGAGCGCGGCGCTGGCCATGGCGGATGCACTGGGCGTGGACCGCTGCGCTGCCGCCGAACTCCTGCCCGTCCTTGAGGCGGTGATGGTGCGCAAACTCAATGACCAGATGGAAACGCAGGTGGGAGGACCCTCATGACCGAGAAACGCGTCAGCGTCCGCCTGTCCGCGACTGGCGGGCGTCAGGTGAAGGCCGAGCTGGAGGGGGTTGGCGAGGTGGGCGCGCGCGGGTTTGGCCGGTTGTCGCGCGAGATGGAAATGGCGAATGCGCGCCTTGCGGCCTTTGCGCGGCGCGCGCGGGTGGCGATGGCGGCGGCGGCGGCCGCGATTGCGGCGGCGGCCACGGCGATGATCCGCTCGGGGCTCCAGACCGTCGATGCGCAGGCCAAGCTCGCGGCTTCGCTCGACACGACGGTCGAGAGCATTCAGGTGCTCGAGCGCGCGGGCGATCTCGCTGGCGTGTCGATGGGGCAGATCGAGCAGGCGACCATGCAGCTGACCCGACGTCTGAGCCAGGCCGCTGCCGGGACCGGCCCTGCGGTCGACGCGCTCGACCGGCTGCGCTTGTCCGCCGCCGAGCTGCAGGCGCTCCCGCTCGATCAGCGCATTGCGCTCATTCAGGACCGGCTGGCCGCGTTCGTGCCCGATGCCGAGCGTGCGGCGGTGGCGTCGCAACTCTTCGGGGACCGGGCCGCGCTGATGTTCACGCGGATCGACACGGCGACGCTGCGCCAGGCGACGCAGGATGTGCGGGATTTCGGGGTCGTGGTGTCGGATCAGGACGCGGCACAGATCGAGCGCACCAACGATGCGATCTCGCGGCTTGGCCTGATCTGGCGCGGGCTCTCGAACCAGCTCGCGGTTGCCGCGGCCCCGGCACTGGAAATCGTGGCCAATGCCATGGCGGCTCTGGCGCGCACCACCGGCCCGCTCGGCATCGCCATCGGGGCGCTTTTCGACAATCTCGGGCGGCTCACGGCCTATGCGACCGGCATCGCCGCGCTGCTGGCCGGGCGGTTCGTGGCGGCCAAGATCGCGGCGGCCGTATCGGTGCAGAGCCTTGCCATGGCGCTGGTCATCCTGCGCGGGGCGCTGTTGCGCCTGCCGTTCATCGGACTGATCGTGGCGGCGGGCGAGCTGATCCACTGGTTCGCGCGTCTTGTGCGCGGAGCGGGCGGCTTCGGGAACGCGCTCACTCTTCTCGGTGATCTTGCCAGCGAGGTCTGGGCGCGCATGCAGCTTGGCGCTGTTGCCATGGGCCTTTCGATCATGGCCAGCTGGGCCGGAATCAAGGCCGCCATTGCCGAGGCGCTGCAGGCGTCACTTGCCGCCGTGATTGCCTTTGGCAATGCCGTGCTGAACACCTTTCAGGGGGCGTTCGACGCGATCAAGGTGCTCTGGGGCGCGCTGCCCGGCACGATCGGGGACTTTGCCTTCCAGGCCGCGAATGCGCTGATCGCGGGCGTCGAGGCGATGCTGAACGGCGTCGGCCAGCGCATCAACGGGTTTCTGGAAGGGATCAACGCCGGGCTCGAGACGCTGGGCGTGGAGCGCCGCATCTCGCTGATCGGCAATCTTGAACTCGGCCGGGTCGACAACCCGTTCGCAGGCTCCGCGACCGAGGCAGGTGCAGAGGCCCGCGCGGCATTCCAAGCGGCGTTCACGTCCGAGCCGATTGCATTGCCGGACCTTGGGCTTGGCCAATACGCTACTGAGGCGCGCGCCGAGGCCGAGGCCCTGCGCGCGACCATGGCGGGTGTGGTCGGGGCCGCAACCGCGCCGATCGACTCCATCGCCGCCCTGCGCGAGGCCGTCACGGCAAGCGGGGCAGAGGCCGAAGCCGGGCTGACCAGCGCGCGCGCCGCTGCCGAGGGGCTTGAGGATGCAATCGATGCGACCGGCGAGGCGGCGGGGCGTGCGGGTGGGGCGGGGCGTGCCGCCGGCAGTGCGCTGCGCGAGGCCGCAGATACTGCCAAAACGGCATGGCAATCCACGGCAGAGGCGGTGCGCTCGGCGCAGGACCGCTCGCGCGAGATCGCCGAAGGTCTGGCGCAGGACATCACCGGTCCGATCAAGGACGCGCTCAAATCCGGCGAATTCACTTGGGAGACTTTTGCGGGCGCTGTCTCACAGATCGCGCAGAACCTTGCGAGTCGGCTAATCGATCTGGCCTTCAAGCCGATCGAGAATGCGCTGATCAATGCCTTCTCTGGCGGCGGGAGTGGCGGCGGCGGCGGTGGGTTCCTCGCAAGCCTCTTCGGCTTTGCACGCGGCGGGATCTTTGCCGGTGGCCAGGAACTGACCGCCTTCGCACGCGGCGGCGTCGTCAACCGCCCCACGGTCTTTCCGTTCTCGCGCGGCATCGGGCTGATGGGCGAGGCCGGGCCAGAGGCAATCTTGCCGCTGCGCCGCGGCCGCGACGGGCGGCTGGGGGTGGAGATGAACGGTGCGGACAGCCCGTCATCGGCGGCCGACATGTCGACGCGCATTATCAACGTCCTCGACCCCTCGGTCGTCGGCGACTATCTCGCCACGCCCTCGGGCGAGCGCGCAATCCTGAACGTCATCCGCCGCAACCGGAGTGCCATGAATGCCTGACGTGGAAGACACGCCGCCGCTCTGGTTCTTCCCGGCAGCGCAGGAAATCACCGAGGTGCTGGAATGGCGCACGGACGTGCTGCAATCGCGCGCCGGCGAACAGCGCATCGCGCTCCGGCCCCGCCCGCGCGAGATCGTCACGTTTCGCCACCGGCTGGATGCACCGGGCATGGCGCGGGCCGCGGAACTGGTTCGGGCGGGGTTCACCGGGGAATGGCATGTGCCGCTCTGGCACATGGCGCTGCAGCCGGACACCAATCTGACGCAGGGCGCGACGGAGATCATGATCGCCACGACGCTGTCGGATTTCCGGGTCGGGGGATTGGCAGCGATCGGTGTCGATGGTGGCGAAGCAGCGGTCGTGGAAATCGCGACAGTCCAACTGGATAGGCTGGTTCTTGCAGAGCCACTGTCCCTGCAACTGCCCGCCATTTCTGTGGCCGCGCGCCGGATCACTGTCGCGCCGATCCGCGCGGTCGTGCTGACCTCGGCGGTCGAAATTGCCCGCCGCCGTCAGGGCGACGGCACGATAACCTTCAGTTTCCTGCTGCGCGACGCGCCCGACCTCGCAGCCCCCGTCCTCCCAACCTATCTCGGCCGCCCGGTCCAGACCGACCCAAGCCTCACCCGCCGCCCGCTCACCGCCAGCCTTCGCCGGGCGGTCGAGTATGTCGACAACGGCTTCGGGCCCGTGGTGGTGGAGCCGATGCGCGATGTGTTCGAGCGCGGCGAAAGCATCACGCTCAAGGCGCAAGGCCCAACCGCGCGCCACGCGATGCGACGCTGGCTCTGGTCCCTGCGCGGCCGGCAGGCCAGCTTCTGGCTGCCGACCTGGGGAAGTGAACTGCAATTGCGCGCCGGTATGACATCTGGGTCAGTGCTCATGCGCGTCGCTCCGGTCGCCCCGCTCACATCCTATGTCGGCCGCCGTATCATGTTCGAGATGCCCGGGGCGCTGCGGTTCCGCTCGATCACCGCCGCCATTGCAGATGGGCTGGATCACAGGCTGACGATTTCGTCAAACCTCGGCGAACCGGTGCCGTTAGGCACGAAGGTGCATTTTCTGACCGCCGTGCGCGAAGATACTGACAGGATAGAGATCACTCACAGCGCGGTGGCCAGCGAGGTCACGATCCCCATCGCCGAGGTGCCGGAGTGACCCGGCGGGGACGCCTGGAAATGCAATGCTGGACCCAACACCAAAGCGACAAAGCCAGTGCAACCAGTCATCGGCTATGATGCAAACGACGAACTCGGCCCGCTGAAGAACGACGGCCTGTAGTGTGGCGTCACGCGGACCAGTTACTCGGACCCGGCAAAGAAGCCCCACCGTGTCATAGCCAAGATCGAATGAAATCCGGGCGAGCTGTTCCAGCGCGTTGGCTTCATTGTCACCAACCTGCCCATGGAGCCCGACTGGGTGGTGCGCTTTTACAACAAGCGCGGCACGCCGAGCAGCACCTCAAGGAAGGAAAGTATGCCCTCCGCTGGACACGGTTGTCATGCAAGCGGTTCCGCGACAACGAGGTCCGGCTGCAGCTACGTGCGCTGGCTTACAACCTCTCCATCTTCCTCAGCCATGTGGACCTACCCGAGCCGATGGCGGACTGGTCGCTAACCAGCCTGCAACCCAAGTTCATCAAGATCGGCGCTCGCGTCGTGCGTCACGCCCAGGCCATCACCTTCCAGTTGGCCGAGGTCGCATTCAATGGCCCCATGGACCGAGCCATCCAAGCAGCGATCCGCCGCCTTCGAACGCCGCCGTCATGTGAGTGAACGCGACCCCAGTTGAAACCGCACAAAACGACTTGAAAGGTCTGTCCGCCGCGCTAAAAACTATCGTTTTTGAGCCGAAGCCATGCGGGATCGAGATTAGAATTGCCTGCGTTCGGGCGTCTCGACGCAAGCAAGTACCGCACTTGGCACAAAACACTTGATCGGCAGCGAAGAACAGGCGAACTTGCGCCACACGGCAGGCCACTTGGGGAATGTCGCTTGAAGTGATTTGATGCAAAATGAATTTTTTGCGTGCGTTTAAACAAATGTTGATCGGATCGGTGTTTGGGGTCGGTACAGCAATAATCTTGTCTCCGGCGCTTACGTCTATTTATGACGTTGGAAATATGGCAATAATCTTAATTCCATTTATCTGCGCCATTGGAGCCGTCTTGGATTTGTTCGCTCCAACCATTAGGCGCGCTTTTGGGCTTGGACTTTTGCTGTGTGGAGTAAGCCTGTTGGCTCTGCCCCTATCCGCTATGATGCTTTCCGGGCGGGTCGCGTCAGAAGTAATTTCTGCTGCCGCAACAGCAAAAGATCAAGTATTTGCCGCTATTGGAGCGGGGTTCGGTGCCGCCGCCATAATAGGCATTACAACAGTTTTAGGCTTGATCCTTGGAGGCATCCTCATAGTGATCGGACTTGTTCTGGCGCTTGGTGGCAGGCGGGAATTAGTCGTGATTGAGAAATCAACCGAGTCAGGTAATTGCTTCGATCAAGCTCACCCAATCTAGAAGGACTTGGACATGAAGATACTTTCGATTGCGGCAATCGGCCTGGGGTCGCCAGCACTCGCAGCGTCACTCCTAACTGTTGAAAACTGCCAGATGGAAACTCCACAGCGATCTGTGATGAGTAGTCTTAAGAGTCACTGCGATTTGACAAACAATTATGAGCGCACGATCGCCAACGTAGAATACGGAATTCGGTATCTACAAGAAGGCCGCGAGGTGCCATGGGCAGAGGATGGATATAAAACGTACCGACTTGGCACAGATATACCAGGTGGGATTGCTCCCCAAGAAACGGTACCTGTAAAATTTTGGGGGCCTGATATTCCTGATCGCGCTCCAGCCGACCTGCTCCGCGTCATCGTCGAAGTTACAAGAGTGACCTTTGCAAGCGGTGAGCAAGTTATCATCAACGACACTACGGAATCTGCCCTTAAAGATGTTCAAGACGCATTATCCGAAGCCCTTAAAGAAGCCCTGAAATCTGACTAACCTCCCGACCTTTGCCATCACTGGCACCGCGCCAATCCCAGTTCGTACTGCGCGTTCCGGCGGATGACCGTGCTGGACTAATTTCTGGCCGTCAGCAGCGTCGGTCTCGTCAGCGTCGGCGGCAAGAAACGCGTTCAGTTCAGCCTCTACGGGTTGCGCAATCAACTCACGCGCACTTTTCCGCAGAAAAATCGTTAGCCGATCTGGCGAAAATCCTCCTGGCGCGCGAAACGCGACAACCATATCTTTCGTCATGTGGCATATCCTTTTCTCCGCGAGAAATGCGGTGCGTCAACAACGCCTTGATATGTTACACAATCCTTCCGTCAATTCACCGCGCAATTATGTGGGAGTCGACATGTAGGTCCACATGACGCCCTTGCCTCATCCAAACTCGACAAACTTAAACTTTCCATATCTCTTGTCGCGCCAGCTCTGAGATGCGCTGGGTGTTTGCTCGGATAACCGCTTCGTTTAATTTATCAACACCTTCAAAAACTTTGGGTAATTTGTATCCCCTCCCCTCCAAGAGAGTTTTCTTTTCCTTGAAGTCATTCGTGGAAAGCATCTCATTTGTCTTCTGGTCAACGAGCATAAGATTACCGATTTGCCCTACGATTAGGTGATCTTCATCCGACTTGGAGCTAGATTGTGGAAGAAGGTGTTCAATTGTGAGGTCATCCGTTTCTCCAATGAAAGGTTGACTCTCAAAAATAGCCACCTTTCTCAGGATATATTGAACCAGAGCCTTTTGGGATGAGTGCTTGTTCGTATATATTATTTGTTCAAACCCGACGTCAAACTCTGATCCAGACACTTCTCGCTCCTGCAATTTTTTAATAAGATCAGAAATAATATATGCTGCATCTTCACTATCACCGCACTCAAATATCTGACGTCCAAACGATGAGTACATTCCAGAAATTCCACCAGAAGAGCGCGAGGAGGTAATCGCATTGAACGCGAAATGAAATTTCTCAATATTAGAAAGTGCGTTTCTTAATGTCTTGTACTTAATCACCTTGTCTCGGTAGGCGCGAACTAAAGAAAGAATGCCCGGTGCTGGTTGAACAACTTTGAAAGTTCGGAGTGCTTTGAGAGACCTTGCAGCCTCCTTTTCTGACTTGGACCATAGGTATTCCGTGTCAAATATAGATCGCCACTGCTCAGCATCGGAAACAAAACGGTCAAGATGCGATTTTGCATTCTTCTTGCTTACCCGATCCTTCACCTTTTTGAATGTCTTCGCCTTCGTGACAAAGTCGTAACGAGACTGCCAAGAGTGAACGATGAAAGTGTCAGGGTCCAATTGCACTGGGGAGCTTTTAATCGTATCATGAACTCTTGACCACTTCTCTTTGACTTGATCAACTTCACTTGCTGCGCGAATTAGTTTCGCGAAGTGATTTCTCAGCAGATCGGCCAATGCCAAGTCTTTGCCGCGCGTGTTCAAAGTTTCAAAAATTAGGTATGCGTCATCTTCATTGTCTAGTGTGACAAGTATTAAGTTAAGGTCAAAGACGGTATCTCGTAAATTAGAAAGCCACGCAATCGCATCTTTTTGGTTATCGTCCGCAGTTTGCTCCTTGTTGCCTAGGCACTCGGATACTACTTTAGCTATGTTAAATTTAAATATATCATAGGCTCTCTGGATGGCTTCTTCTTCTCTCCCTATTTCGAAAGGAACCTCGGCGGGATCACTTTTTAATATTTCCTCTTGAAGAAATGGGAAAGAGGATTCAGTCTTCAGGACATAAACAGTCTTATTTTCACGATCTTTCTTCTCAATATAAGCTTGTAAGCCATCTGCCAAGTCGTCCCGATTAATATTTTTAAATGCTTCGCGAATAGCACAGAGTAGAATTGTGATGGTAGTTAGACGTTGCTGTCCATCCACGACGGCCAAAGTGGAGCGTTCAACTTTGTAAACAACCATAGCCCCAATGAAATAGGCCTCAGTCAAGTTTTCAATAACATCAGACCAGAACGCCGCGACATGATCAGGCTCCCATGAGTACTCTCGTTGAAAGCGAGGAATGAGGAAAATATTTCCCTTCAAAAGCTCATCTACTCTTTTATCTTGGGATTCGATTTTCATCTGCGGCTACCTCTTTTTCACAACTAAACGCACTCTATCGGCAGGTTTATGTGTTCGCAACGGTCGGCTGCGACCGTCAATATATTCAGGTGAGACCGGGATTTGCAGGCAGCAAATGGGCAATCGATGCCGCCCTGTGACTGCGCTCGAGATCAGACATTGCGAAGCCCGCTCCATGCGCTCTCGAGCCGTTCACGCGTAGTGCAACGAACTACCGTTTAACGCCCCTCGCGCATCCACTATCTCGCTATCCCGCACGCTTGTCGGCTGCGAAAGGCCGTCCCACCGAAGGAGGGCCGCCGAGGGTAAACGCCCGGCTTTCGAGTGTCACACCCCATGCCCCCTCGCTTGCGCGAGGGTGTCGTGCCTGCTTGTCCTCACTGAGTGGATTGCCCCCATGACCTACGCCAGCATCGAGTTCTCCCCGGCCGAGGGCCGGCCGTATTTCCTCTACCAGTTCATCGAGGGTGCGCAGGTCTGGCGGTTCACGAGCCGCGCGGGTGCCTGGGCCAGCGCTGGCAGCGGCGGGGAGGCGATCACCTGGGACCCTGCCGCCGTGGCCCATGGCGATGTGGTGCAGACGAGCGAGATCGAGCGCGGGCGGCTGGAGCTGACCTGGCCCTTGTCGCATCCGTTCGCGCGGCGGTTTCTGGCGCCGATGAGCAACGCAGCCGTGACGCTGACGATCTTTCGCGGCCATGAGCAGGTGCTGGGCGAGACGGTGGCGCATTGGAAGGGGCGTGTGGTCGGGGCCGAGGTTGAGGGCCAGCGGATCATCCTGAGTTGCGAGTCCGTCTTCAGCACGTTGCGCCGGGCCGGGGTGCGGGCGAAGTATCAACGGCTTTGCCGCCATGCGCTTTATGGGCGCGGCTGCGGGCTCGACATTGCGCTGCACTGGCAGGGCGGCGTGGTGAGCAGCGCTGCAGCCAATGCGGTGACAATCGCGCAGGCGGCGGATGCGCCCGATGGCTGGTATCGTGGCGGGGTGCTGCGCTTCGGGCCGCAGTTGGGGTTCATCACCGGGCATGCGGGGGCACTTGTGACGCTGTCGCGCCCGATGCCGGAGATCGCGGCTGCGCTGGGCGCTCCGGAGGTCGACCCCGACACGGGTGACCCAATGCCTTCACTGGTCGATCTAGCCCCCGGCTGCGATCTGCGCGCGGCGACCTGTGCGGCCAAATTCGGCAATCTTGCGAACTTCGGCGGCTTTCCCGAGATCCCCGGCCGCAACCCGCTGGGCGGCGGCTCCATCGTCTGACGCGGCCCACCGCCTGACGCATCCACCCACAAGACCGGGCGAATACGCCAAAGCGTCCTTTTGGGCGCAGCCAAGGAACACCCCATGGTCTGGACCTTCATCGCGCGGCTCGTGCTCGGGCTCGTGCTTTCGGCGATTTCCTATGCGCTCAACCCGCGCCCGAAGACCGAGACACCGCAGGCGGCGGGGCTTGATGCGTTCTCGCTGCCCACCGCCGAAGAGGGCCGCCCGATCCCGGTGGTCTTCGGCACGGTTCTGATCACCGGGCCGAATGTGGTCTGGGCCGGCGATCTGCGCGTCGATCCGATCAGGAAGAAAGGTGGCAAGAAGTGACCGATCCGGATCAGAGCACATCCGAGTCTATGCGCGTGACGATCCAGGACCTGCGC